CGGAAACATTACTACCAGAAGCCGTGTACGCTTCTGTCTCATAAGAGAAAACCAAAGTATTAACCCGATACTGCTCATAAGTTGCAGCAATTTGCGAGAAAATAGGAAACAAAACACTGTTTCCAGGATTGAGATAATATTGCTGCACAATGGACAAGGTTGTAGCCGTTGTTCCAATGATATTAGCAACCTTCTCTCTGCGCACGGCAAAAGTGTCCTCAATATGAGTACTATTATGAATAGTTTTCATAGTGTTCACACCATCCGTTACGGAACGCATTCCTGCGCCCCGGGCTCGGGCGTAAGCGAGGTGTCCTTTTGAGGCTCCACCTGGCAAACGCTGCACTCCACGCAACGCTCGACCTTTACGGTTGCGCTTTCGCTTTCGACCTTTGCCTTGTTTTTCAACAACAACAACGGTTGTCTTGCGCTTACCACCTTTTTGGTGGCTAGCCACGCTGCGCGCGCGACCCTTTTGACGTTTTGCTGCCCTTTTAGCAGCGCGATTTGCCATTGTGGCAGTGTAAGATCAAGGCACAATAATACAGCACCGGTCCCACACACTATCCCAATAGCGAGAGGTAAGATAATTTTTAATATGAGAGTTAATCAGAGAATAGAAATTTTGGAAAAGAAAACGAATCAACAGTTTTTAACAGGTCTGTTTTTTCGTCGACAACCTGCCGTAAACTTTCCTCACCGGAGTATAATCCCCAGATCCACTCATCACTTTTATAAACACTCACAACTTGATCCATTGACATTGGATCCCGATCAACACTAAATTGAACTTCACCAAACATCTCATCGGCATATTGTCGCCGGAGGTAATTAATGTAATCCATCAATATTTCTCGAACCTCAACATTCGCCCAGCTATCAATCCGCAGTGCACTAGCACGCATCAGATGCCAACGAACATCGTCAAAAGAAGCTCCATATTTCATGGAGGACAAAACACGATCAGTTGCCGGACACGGTAACCACAATCCATCAATTTTTACAAAAGATTGCGAAAGAAACGTACATTCCGACAATGGGCGTGGATCGAAACAAGGAGTATTGGTTGTCACACCAATACCCGACCACACAGCGGCCACAGACCGAGGATTGAACCAACCAACACAGATATCACTAACTGTGAAAGTATTGTCATCCCCGTTGAGAGCAGCTTCAACATGCTGCATGAAATCAAGGTACCCACCAAACAGGTTACCAATGTATTGCCGTTGTTTAACATCACCGCTATTAGCAGCGGAATATCGTTTTGAATTTTCCTCGCCAAACTTTTCAGCCACGAGTACAATCCAAGCATAAGCAAACAAACGAAACAATATCATAGTATTATCCACAATAGTATTAGCACTACCACTAGGATTTCCCGTATGCTTTTGGATAAGCTCCCCATTTTCAAGAACAATCACTGAATTGACTATAGAGTCATATACTCTTTCCAATCTCAAGCGATTTTCCGAAGTTTTGTCTTTTTGTTGCAACATATTCCAACGAATTTCCATCTGCCCGAACATTGCTTCGGCAAACAGTGACGAATCATATTCTGATTCATCAAGCTCAAATGCATTAGGGTGCTTATTCAGCCTCCTATACAAACGATCAAAACCCTGGTTATATTTATTTGCACCAACGAACGACCAACACCTGTTGGCCGACGCATAGAAGTTATTGTTCATGTCCAAACACAGTCGATTACACGCGACGGAATGCTCAAGAGGAGATGCTGTGAACGTCCTGATTTTATTTTGGGCTAGTTTTTCAACCGTCCTCAACTCACATTTTTGCGCACAGGTCCAAATAGGAACCATCTCTTGGGGGCCTTCACCACGACCCAACATGTCCCAATAGTCACCAAGCGCACCAAACGCTGGACTAACCAAGAACTCACTCTTTGTGTGATATTCCAGGGACCACGGAAAACCACAAGAAGTTTGCAGATCTAATTCTTGAACTACTAACTCTTGTGAAACAACTCTACTTCCACCCATAGCGAGGGCAAAATGCCTCTCCGTCCACTCACCGGCAATCCTCC